TGCGCGGTCTTTCTTCCTTTAAGATAAATTCTGTTTTTTCGCCTAAATCCTTTAAAGCTGACTTCCCAAATTTACCTTCGATATATCTAAGTCTGCTCCGCGCATCTTCCACATTTTTAAAAAGGAGTTTATTTTTGGAATACATAATCCTCGCGAGTTTCAAAGTAGGCATATCAGGGTTCTTTTTGCGCCACTTTCGCGCTACGTCAGCTTTGTTCATAATACAGGTTTAAAATATAAGTCCGCCTCCTCTTTTCTTCTTCTCACTAAATCGTCTAAAATTTTCCCATCATTATAAATCCAGCGTCCGAATTGATTTCTGATATCAGGGTCATTGGGATTGTAACGGATTCTTTTTAGCAGAGTGGAATTTTCAAAAGCGCCTATTCCGATATTGTACACGAGCGAGGAAATAGCATCGAATTGATTTTGATTGAGTTTAAGGTTCATGCCTCTTAAAACAGATGTTTTGTTTCCAACTTCCCACCTCAAAAGGTCTTCGGCTTGTTCTTTTGTGATCGTATCACCTAACTTGATTTTACTCCCATCCTTGTACATGGTAGAACCGTAACCAATAGTTATAGGAAGCCCGTCTTTGCTTCCAGGGTCTTTGTAGGCATGAAGTACCAAGCCCTCAAAGTTTTTAATGATAGAGATGCCGTTTTCTGATGCTGTCATAATGTTGATGAAGTGGTTTTCCAAATTGTGAATCTGAAATAGCTTACATTCTTCCTTAATTCGGCTTTTCTCATTACAAGACGGATAAGAGATACTTTTTCTTTTTTCATGCGTCAAAATTTGATTTTTCTGCCCACGTTATTTTTACGTGTCCGTTTTTACTTCGTTTTTGCCCCCCGAAGGGATTAAACCCGTCCTTGCCCGTCGGAATAAAGCAGCAAAACTTAATGCTCAAAATCACTTATCTCTCCATCAAACAACGCTACTGGCAATAGCTGTAATGTTGGTCATTGAATGTGTACGTGATGAATTAACCAAATTATACCTTCAGTAATCCCGTAAACGCACGTAAGCGCTCCGATACCAGCGAGCATAAAAACAATTTTTAAAAATGTTTCAGACCATAGATTCATGTTACTATTTTTTAAATAATAAAAACGTTAATCCACCGATTGCCAAAACTGAAAAAATACTTATCCCCACAATCCACCATGTTTTCTTTGTGGAACCTGTTTGACTTGCTTTTAAATCGGTTTGTAATTGTGTGATTTGTCCGGTTGCTTTATTCAGGTCATCCTTAACTAAGTTTACCGCCCTTTGATCTGTGATATAAGTAACTAACGTGTCTGTCTTGTTCACTAATTTGGTAACCGTCTGGTAAACTGTTTTAATTTGTGTGATAGGATTAAAAACCGTGTCAACGTTAAAAAGTGTGTCATAACGAACGACTTCTTTTCCGTTTATAAATTGTCTTACCGTATCAATAGAGCAAGGATTGGCAACCTGCCATTGTTTACCCACCTGATTAAACAGGGTAGGATTATATGTTACCCTTGCTACGGCATTGCGGTTTTTTGTTACCGTACAACTACACAAAATGAGGGATATGAGAATAAGTTTTTTCATAATTAAAGGGGGACAAGCCCCCTATTTTAAAGCGTAATACCGTTTTTTGCTGCTGAATCTGCAAGCAATTTTTGCGCGGCTGCAATAGTCTGATCGTCCAGAGAAGTAGCGCTTTTAGTGGCTGCTTCAGCGGCTTTTTTAAGCCCGTAATTAGCGAGAAACAGCAATGCTTTGTACTCGTCGGGATCCTTCGTATAAAAGGATTGCAAAAAAGTAAGAATAGCGTCTTGTTCGCCTGCTACAATGGCGGCAATCAGAATTGAACCGATGGAATCTAAATTGAATTTCATATTTGTTTGTTTTATTGATTTTTTTTTACTTGTGAACTATCGGCTGACTGCCTTGCTATCAGAGCAATAACAGCACTAAGGAGAATCTTTCCCCAATTGGTTTGGCCGTTTTGGTACGCTTCTACAGAAGCTGTTACAATAAATTGAGCGTAGCCAAGAAGAGATGTTTTCCATGAATCCCCTAAGATGGCAGCTAAAATTTTGTTCATGATTATAATTTAAAGATGTGAGTTAAAATAAGCACCACAATTCCCGAAACGGCAGCCCAAATAATGTTGACATAGAGTTGTCTTTTGCTTTCCTTTGCTTCAACTTTTTCTATGCGTTCTTTGAGGCGTAAAATCTGTTTTTGTTGTCCGGCAATGTCAGCGACTAAACCGCCATCTTTGGAAATTTCATTCCCTACCAAACAGTTGTAAACCGATTCGAGCTTCTTGCCGAATTCGGATAAGTTGTTTTTTATCGACGATATATCCTGTTCTAAATTCTCTCCCATCTCTTATTTCTTTCCTGGTTGAAAATTTAAAAGTCCAATTACTACTGCTACAACAAGGCTTATCACAGCAATTAAAGTGTGATTGCTCTGCAAAAAGTCCGGATTAACGGCAGGTTTTTCAATCGAAAAACAATAAAAAGAGAATAGAATTAAAGCGGCTGCTAAAACATTACTTAGAATTTTCATTTTGATTTTATTTAAAAGTGAATTTTAATATAATTGCGGTTAGTAGTAAACCAGCATAAACAAACCATTTTATTTTACCGATCTTATCAGTTTGGGCGGTTGTACCGTTGTAATTCCATGCCACGCCCAAGTCAACAAGATTCACAAGAATATCCCACAGGATCACACAGATAACTCCCGATAAAAAGATGTCTTTCCATGCACTTGTAAAAAAGTGTTCGGCTACTACTCCGACAAAAAACATAACACGCATAAAAGCGCCCCACGGATGCCATTTTCGTTTAGCCGTTGCCCACGTAGATTTCATATCTTCAAATTGGTATTTTGTGTACATCACAAAAGCAAACGTGAACAGAATTGAGGTTAAATAAATTAAGTAGTTCATAAATGTGTTTGAGTTATCATATACCCTATTCCTACTGCCATTAAAATCATGATCAACCAATAAGCGGCAGAAATAAGAGTGTTTTTAAAATTGTGCTGTATCATTGACTTATAAATTGAGTTGTTACAAAATCAAAATATCCCTCAAACGTCCCATAGTACACCCCGAAAACGTCCGGTTTCCGATCAAAAAAATCATTTACCCCGATATGAAGAGGAACGAGTTTTGAACTTACCTTTCTGCCGGTCATATCATAAAGAGAATAAGTCATTAGTTGATCTCTCTGGCTTTCGATTGTATAATGAATCCGGTTAGATACGGACACTTTTACGCTTAATGTTTGAATCGAAGTTTTCTTACCGTGTGCCGGTGGTGGATTTTTAACGACTTCTGCAACCAGTATTGCACACGTAGTGTCTTGGTCTGCTTTAATCCGGTAGTAATAGGTCGGCCCGGGAATCGTGAATTGATAGGTTGAAGAACTTAGTTGTCCTGCTACTGTTCCGATCGTAGTCCAATTAAGAGAATCCTTGCCTTGTTGCACCAGATAGAGAGAATGCCCCGCCCCTGTCCAGTTAGCCACGTAGGGTTGCGCTTCAAGTTTGAAGGAAATAAAAAGGGTTAGTATTGTAAGAAGGAATTTCACTTATTGATATAAATTTTGTTTCCGTGAGTAACAAAATAATTTGAAAGCGATTTTACTGTGATCTGTACCGTATCAGTTGCTGTGGTTCCGTTATTATCGGTCACTGTAAGTTGAAAAACATAAGTACCCGCCGTAAGATTGGTAAGTGTCGGATTTGCGATACCCGAATTGCTTATTGTATATGTACCGCCGCTTATTTTAGTCCAAGAATAACTTGCTATTGTTCCATCACTGTCTGTTCCGCTTCCTGATAATGTGACAGAATTTGTAGGAAGGGTAATGGTTTGATCAATTCCTGCATTAGCTGTGGGGGCAACATTAACTGTTACAGTTACTGTTCCGCTCGCTGTTTGACCGTCTGTTTGAGTTACTGTACATTGATAAGTTGAAGTACCAGCGAGACCTGTTAAACCTGTCGTGGAACTCGAAGGCGATGTGATTGTTCCTGTACCGCTTAACTTAGTCCACGAATAAGAAGTGATACTTTCCCCCGATGCGGGAGTTCCAACTGCGGTAACACTGGTAGAGGTTGTGTTGATGACCTGACTGCCTGACATCGAGATTGTCGGAGCCGGTGAAGAACTGGTATCGGTCAACGTGTAAACATTGAACCCTTCAGTCACTAAAGAATATTTTCTGCCACGTGCCAGTGAATCAGGATTAGTTATCCAATTTCTCCAATCGTATAGTCCACCAAACTTCACATAGTCGTCATAATATCCTGATCCTATTTGGGTATTTTTAAGATAGTAAACTGTTTGACCGTCCAGTTGTACTTTCATGAAAGCGCCTTGTCCCTGACCTTCTTTAATGGTGAATCTAAGCGTTCTGGAATGTGTAAAATCCGGTATATAACCAAGCGTCAAAGAATCTGTTTGAAATCCTGCATAAATATTACCTTTTACTCCTTCGTTCATCCCAAAAACAGTGGGTGTTTGTGAGAGTGAGTGAATCTGAAACATCGTTAGAATTTCAGCCCAATCCGGTGCGCCATTAGTATTTATCAAGTTGGTATCGCTTGGTAAATATCCCTTCCACTCGAAGGTGTAAATTTTAGATGTGTCGATAAGAAACTCTCCATCTGCGAGTGCTATTTCTGCGCGTGAGTAGTAGGTAGTTCCATCACTTGTTTCACCTGCATATCCATCTTCAATCGTACTGATTAACTTTCCTCTTTGAGCATCTATTCTTAATCCATTTAAACGGTCTCTAAATAAGTACCATTTATGGCCGTTGCCGTCCGTTACCTGCCCAAGACTGTTTGACGGCGGGAAATAAGTAGTAGTATCGCTTCTGTTGTTTACAATGCTTAGAACATTTGCATCACTTAGAGGGAAATTAAAAATTAAAGTAGAGTTAGCTGGTGCAGTGGCATAATTTACTGTGATCTTTACAGTGTCAACACTTACCCTATCTACATTATCTGTAACTTGTAACTCAAAATAAAATACTCCCTGCGGCAAAGGTGAAACTGTTGCTGTTGCAGTATTTGCGTTTGTTATTGTTGCGACACTTGAATAATCTGTACTTACTTCCCGCCATTGATAAGAAAGTCCGGTTCCAGTACTTCCTGTGCCGTTTAAAGTCGCTGAGTTGGTTGAAGTCAGGTAAATGGTTTGATCTGCACCGGCATTGGCGATTGGTTGAGATATTGCTTTTAAGGAGAAGAAAAGAATAAATATGAATAGTAGTTTTTTCATCTTTTCAAATAAATTGTATCATGGATAAAAACAGTGTCTTTAATTTTTTGAATGTAGAATTTATTCGCGTCGCAAAAATTCACATATAGACTATCCCACGTAACATCAAAATCATTTTTTTGTTCATTATATCTGGCTCTTCCACCTTCAATTAATTGAATACTATCACACCCTGTTATTTGGCGCCATTCAGAAGGCATAGGAATACATTGTCCATCATGTATGAAATTCTCTTTTTGATTACATCCTATGAGGATTAAAAGGGATAATATGGTTAGAAGGGTTTTCATGGAACAATCCAATTTGTACCGTTATAGAAAACCATTACAGTTGTACTTCCACCTCCGCTCACTGTTGCTAATGCCGTAGGACTTGAAGCATCGGTAACATAAGCAACATCTCCTACTGTTCCTGTTGGTAGTGTGGCCACTGTATAAGCCTTTAAATTGATTACATTTGATAGCGTTACCCGTCCATCATTTTTAACCTTTAGCACATCAGAATACGCGCCCGCAGCTAAACTTGTGGAAAGCTTCCATTCAGAGGTGCTTGTACCACCAATTGGAAAAACGCCGGCACGGTAATCAACTTCCTGAGAGGCCGTTCCATTCCAAACATAACCTTGCCAAACTGCCATTAATGAATTTTGAGCCGTAACAGAAGAGGTTGCCTGCGAAAAGTCTCTTAGTAACAATCCTGTGAGAGTTCCGGATCCTCCATTAAATTGTGTAGAAGTAAACGAAGTTCCTGATACTGCGCCGTTAGCAGAAATTGTATTATTTGAGGTTATTGATGAACCAGCGGAAATAGTAGTTGCGCTCAAACTCGCGATTGCTGTAATATTGTGATTACCTACATTCCAGTTAGCCGTTAAGGGCACAGAACCATCAGCAAGAAGAGGTGTACCACCACCACCTGAAACAACCTGTGAATCCAATCGGTACTGTGTGCCACCGATATTAAAATAAAGATGCTTTCCGCCTATTGCAGTATCGTAAGATAAGTACCCATCTGAATTAGTTGCTTTTCCCGGTGCAAGATGAATTTGCCCCGTACTTCCACTTCCTGTTCCTGCCGGAATATCTACATAAGCAACAGGGCTTACAATTCCACCAAAACCCGAATTCCCATTAGCCTTAATGGTCAACAAGTTAGTAGACGAAGTTGCTCCGGTTTGTTTCCAGAGTGAAAAACCTCCAAGTCCTGCTGTATTGGAATTTATAAAACTGACTTCACTTGTACCCGAATTAGCGCTGCTCACAATAGACAGTTTACTTTGACCTATCGAACCATCCGATATGTAATTAGGAACATATCCGCCTGTAACGGCTCTTAAGTTAATAGCGGCCACAGATGAACTATCCTGAAATACTGAATTGCCGATATGTACCGAATCTGTAAATTTCGCTAATAAATTTTTCGTTCCTAAAGCTACTCCTTCACCACTAATATTTGTGTTGGTGCCAGAATAATAAACAGGAACACCGTAGCTACTACTATAAGTATTACCCAGTATATTAGAGCTTGTTACACTTGTCATTTTTATGGCAGTGTCAATAGTACCCTTACTGAAAGTGTTTCCAACAATATTTATATTTGAGATTCCATTAATATCAATAGCGGGAGCGGTTGCGTTTTGGAAATCACCAAACTCATTATTATTTATATTTACTAACGAGAAACTACCTGTTGGTAATTTTTTGATTTTAATTGCTGAAACCTTGTAGTTTTCAAGTGAACTCATACCGGTGAACAAATCAGAAGTGCCGGATATGCTATCTGCCAAATAATTATAATTAAACCACCCTGTCGTGGTATGCCAGTTAAATTTACAGTTTGTAATTCTAAGCCCCCCTGAATTTAGTTGATGGATAGCCGCTACTGCGTTACTTGAAGATGGTAAAAATGTACATCCTGTAATATAAGAATCCCCTGCATCTGGAATAAAACGATTAGCAACGTCAACTCCGTAATTAAATATTCCTGAAAACCTACAATTAGAGAACCTGAAAAATACTGTTCCAGTAGCTTCGACGTTATTAAAGAACCCATTAACCGTTACATTCTGTAAAGTGAGACCCACAATATATTGATGGCTTCTATAGTTGCTGTCTGCTTTAATTCCCACACTTCCACTTGTAGGTGTGGAACTCTGCAAATCATTAATCGTCAAATCTTTGAAAGTGACGTTATCTTCAACTACGTTAAACATAGCCCTGTTATAAGTAGTTATAAGCGTTGTAACTTTATTAAGGGCATCTACCATTCCATTACCTTCAAACATGATAGGTTTATCAATTCTTATTGTAGTGTCTCCAAATAAATAAACGCCTGAACTCAAATGAACCTTACCGCCTCTTACCGGCATGGCATCAATCATAGCTTGGAAAGCACGAGCGTTCAGAGTGGAACTATCTGCCTTTGCTCCGTAAGATTCAGGGTAATACCAATCTAATTGTGAAGTTCCCCCACCCGTAGAACTGATGACATAAGGGCTGCCGCTTGTACCACTTCCCGCTACTATTACATTTGTTCCGGGCGTTACAAGTCCTGTAATATTTGAGAGTTTACCCGCAATCGCAGTTGTATTAGAAGCAATATTTGAAGTATTGGTATTTTGCTGAGAAAGTGAGCCGTAATTAACATTATTCCATGCTGTACTGTGATATAAAGATGTATCAAAAGTAAAAGTCAGTGCATTAGAGTTTGACACACTGTCTATTCCAAGTGGCGATACAGCGAATATAGTTTTGATATTATTAGTAAAAGGAACTGCTAATCTATATCCAGAGCCTATGTTGGAATTTGTTGCGCCACTTGCAGTTGAATTAAAAGTTATGTTTGGATAAATACCTGATAAGGTTACATTAGCTCCCGCTATAGGGTTAAATTGCAAAGGAATGGCACTTCTTATTGCAATCGCTGTATCTTGCAATTCACTTCTTGTTATGCCAGTTGCTGTAACTTCTGCTATTCTATCGTTTAAATACCCTTTAGGAATAAGTGTATTATCATCATAGGCAGAGCTGTCAATTCCTGAATATTTTAGAACACTGGTTAGTGAATCAGAGTGAAATTTTAAAGTATCATTATCAGAATAAAGCGGATTTTTTACATACTGAGTATCTTTCGGAAAAGATACTGTGTCTTTTCTTCCGTCTAATGTATTAAGGGTAAAGTAGTCTGATGCTTGTCCTATAGTGTGGTAAGCGGTGGAATCAGTAGCCAAACTAATAAGATGTTTTACTCCTTTTGTCCAGTAATAATAAGAGTTTGAAATTCTTGTAACTGAATCAACTTTTAGACCGCTTTGGTAAGGAGTTGTATAAAGTGTACTATCGTAAGTATGTATAAGGCTCATTGTGTCAAGCCCTGTTATATACCCTGCTCCATTAGTTAACTCATTATTATTAGTCGGGATAGTGGGTTTATTCTTGATGTAGTCTAACTGTGCGTTGTCGGTTTGGTTCCAGTCGCTTTGAATCTGTGCTGCGGGAATCGTGGGTTTTCCGGTGATCTCTGACCACGAAGGAACATAGGTAATTGGTTTGTATAAGAGGTCAGCTTGTGATTTAGTAAACGCGTCTATCTTTCTTAGGTATGGACTAAGCATTGAAGCGGTATCGGTGTAGTTTACCTTTCCAGAGATCGTATTAACTAAAACTTTATCGCCCGCTGTCATTAATCCCGCCGTAGTGATGCTCGCAGACGGAAGCACTACCCCTGTACCGTTGGAGTTATTAATCGCTTGTGAGGTCGAAGTGACGGTTCCGAGACTTAAATTCGTCACGGTAACGGGTTTGTCGGTGAGGTCATTATATGAGCCACTGAAAGCGTCCGAAATGTTCTCTTTTAATCCGAGAAGGGAATCTATCAGGTGACGGGTATAATAAAAGTCGTAGTAGTCAGTTGAATCGGGTACTACCGCGCCGTTTCTTCCGTTAAAGGAAATCACCCCACCCCCTGCGGCGGAAACTATCTCACTTCTTAATTGGGCTGTGATGGAATCAGTTTGAGACCTTTGATACGCGTTAAATCCAGAGTAATAGTACACGCCTTTAATCACGTAGAAGATCGAATCGTTCCTCATTTTAACGGAATCCACCTTATTAGAGTAGTCGATTTGAGGAGGTATCGGTGTGCCTCCTTCCAGAGAAACGTAATCAAGATAATAAGTTCCAGTCGCTCCCTTTCCGGTCATAGTGATGGCTAATTTATCGAATGAAGTTCCAGACCACGTGAAAGCTGTCAGAGGAATAGAGACATTCTGATAAACATTATATAGGGTTGGATTGAACCCAAATCCATTCAAGGTAAGCAGATTAGAGACTGCCGTAGTTCCATTATAGAACTGGAATTGAAAATTATAATTCGAGTTATTAAGGTAGATGAAAGCCCTCAATACTTGTCCGTTAACGGTTTGGGTGGTTCCACTAAAAGTCAGAGTTTGGTTCTTCGTATAAGACACGAGAGCGTCCTTTGTTCCGTGATACGGGTTAGTCGTGTTGTTATAATTAGTAGTCGATGTTCCCCCTGTTGTCCATTCTACATTTTCGTCGTAGATTAGAATAGAGGTCGCTGTGGGAGTGGTCTCGTTAGCAGTAAGTGAAATTCCCGTAGTTAGGGGAAGTTGTGAATTAGGGTCAACCTGTGGTGTGAGAGGTGTGGAAGCCGCTACTCCTGTGATCTTTAAAGCCCTCCCAAGAGTATCTACTGCGAACAGGTCTATTCTCGGATTAGTCGCGTCCGCTGCGTCAAGAGTAATCGTCGTGTCAGGAGAGTTATACACCACACCCCCAATAAGATAAGTGCACCCCGAAATATAATACGTCAGTCCGGTTCCAGACCACGTCACCACTCCACCAGAGATGATGTGATTGGATTCATTATTACCTACTGTGTTAATTGAATCTATTTGTGTTTGAGTGTAATAGTTTTGAAGGGTTACAGTAAATATGGAATCAATCTGATTCTTATTATAATAACGTCCCCCTATATAGCCTCCTACGATTGCGTTCCCGTTAATATAATAGTAGAGCGTATCAAGATTTGCTCCGTTATGGATGATGACTGAATCAACGAAAGACTTGATAAAGGAAGTTGGAGAAGTGTAAACTGTGTCACAGGCCCCGGATGCGTCACATACTCTTATTGTAGTGTCACTTGTAATCGTGAAATTAGCAGGTTGTACACTGACTTTAAATGTGTCACATCCATTAAGATTGCATACAAGTATAGAGGAATCATTCAGTATAGAAACATTAGAAGATCCCTGTTGGCTGATATTCCAGCGTGTGGTATCTTGGCTTCTTATATAAAGATGAAGCCCAACCGTTATTTGTGCTCCGGGATAATGGCTAATTTCTTCTAAATTAGCACTCGCTGTATCAGGATAAGACCAGTTAATGATCCGTCCTTTTAAAGCTCCCTTAGACTGTACAAGTGTCGAATCTGAACCAAGTGTTTGCTTAGAAGGATATTGAGCAAAAAGAAAAGAAGCGCACAATAAAAAAACACTTAATAAGAAAGCTCTCTTCATTTCAGTTGTTTTAAAAACATCCCCTTTCGGGGATGTAACCCACTAACCAGGTAAGAATACCTGTCTTATGGCTTTTTCTTTAATAATTTTTCAAGTTTCCCTTGTATGGCCGGCCCATTTACGCTTGTCTTTAAGAACTGGAGTAATGCGGCGTTCTCGTCCACTCCTTCTCTTCTGTCGAGTAAAGCGATTGTTTCGCCGCTGGCATCCATCCACTTGTACTCGTGAGCACTAAATGAGATGATGCCGGCATCTTTGGCGAGTTTGATAACAGCTTTAATTTGGTTGTCGTCGCTCTCAATAGATTTATAGAAGGTTTCGGGATCTTTCTCTGCGATTTCTTCGAGTTTGTCTTTGAGGACATCCGGGTCAAGAGACGCACTAATATTGTAAGAGGCTGCTGCAAATCTCAATTCGTCCGGTGTCCAATGGCGAATAGCGTCGAGACTATCGAATAAGAAATTACGTTTCTTACTTCTTACTTTAGATTCGGCAGCTTCGTTGACCCTCTCATATAAAGGTGGTTCTGATCTATCCCTGAAAGGATTGGAGCCGTTACAGTTCTTCAGTTCAAGTACTTCGTACATCTCCAGGTCTTCGATTCTGTCACCGCTCAACATAAAGAACCCGCCGTCTCCCCTTTGAGGAGTAAGGATGTGTGTCTTAAATACCGGAAGTTGTGTTTTGTCGTCAAAGTGACTTACCGCACCGATCTCTACAATTCCGGCTTTCACGTCGCCTTTGCCGGGGTCTTTAATCCGGTCTCTAAGGTGAATTACCATGCTGGCGGGGAATAACATATCGTCGCCTTTCCTACGCTGTGGATCAATATTTTTTGTACCGTTTAATAAACGGTATTTTACGGTTTCTCCGGGACGGAGAGGTCTTTCATCAAGATAATCCTGGATAGCTTTTGAAAACGTATTTAAGCTGCTTCCTGCGTACTGTTGTAACATATTAATGGGTTTAAAAAAGGGCGGATTGCTCCGCCCATCGGGTTATGCTAATACTCTTTGTTTGAAAATGTGACGGGTTCCAAGTGCTTCGAGACCCTGTGTTGTTGAGATGTGACAAGTCTTTACCTCTTTACCGCTGGTAGGAGCGTCATTATTGGCTCCTGTGTACCACTCACGCACATAAGCTGTACCGTGATTTTTGCTGGCATAAGGATTAGGCATATAACGAACACCTACCCTGCGCTCTACACCGCCTTGTCCGCCGGGGCCTACCTGTACTTTTACTTTGTCTTTAGGAATACCGTAGATAGTTTTACCGATTGCAGAAGCGCCGGAAAAATTAAATTTCTGCGGGTGATCCAAAAGAGCGAGTTTGCCGTATTCGAGTGAGAATTTACCGTAAGTTACAGTGTCCACATTGTAGTCGATTTCCTTTCCGTCAAAGTTTAATTTGGCAGAAGTGATACCACTTGATCCCATATTTTTCCACATGGTATCTGATTTACGTTTGGCACTGTCCGGGCAAAGCTGCAAGTAATTGGAAGGAGATTTAACTGCCAGTAATTGATCGAGTAAAGTGTCAACGTCGCTTAGTAAGTAAGTTCCGTTAGTTGCTACTGCACCTACTACACCGTAAGCGCCGATCTCACCGTCAAGACCGCCGGTAGTCTGTGTGCTGTTACCGTTAGCATCAGTTAAGGTCGGAGAAGCTGTACCGTACTCGTTGACAGATTTCACACCACCCACTAAAGTAGCGGAAATTTCAGTCTTAAAGGATTGAGCCTGGTTTACTGCCTGGCGGTAGGCTTCATAGCCTGTACCTACTTCGATCTTAGCCATTTCCTGAATGTCAGTGATTTCGGTTTTGTCTTTCATGTGCTCCACTAAGTTGAAGTACTTGGTAGCACCGTAAGTCATAGAGGTTACTTCGTCTGAACCCTCCCCGGTAGTGATACCCATAGAAACTACTTTATCCCCTGCTACGGCAGTCAGGTTAGAGCCGTCCACTGATTTAATAGTGAAACTGTCCTTACCGGAAGCAGTAGTGATCGCAGAGCTGATTTTACCTACTTTACCGTTGGAGAATTTCAGTTTCATGTCCTGGCGGGCATAACCTGTTGTAGTGATGGTCACTGTTAGGGTTGCGGTTCCTGATCCGGTTACACCTGATGTGTCGAAAACCAGAATCTGGAATAAGTCTTCATCAACAAAGTGATGATAATTGGGTTGTTCGGTGGGTTTGTACCCTTCGATGATCTGCATGAGATCGTCAAAGCCGGTCTCATTGGCAACATCAATGATGTTTTTGTTTATCTCGCGGGTGTCCAAAAAGGCAATCCCTGTGACAAACTGTTTGGTTGTTGTTCCTGTTTGCATTATAAAAAAATTAGTTAATTAAAAATTGAATTACCGTGTTTTGTAGCTGTAATCTTTTGTTACGGGTGCAGGTGTTATGGGGTCTCCACCCTCAATCGGTGTGATGTTCCCAAGCTCCTTCTGTAACTTACTTTTGGCTACTGCTGAAAGGTGATTTGAGTACGCCTCCATAAACCCCTTTGGATCGGCTCCAAAGGCAAGTGTCTGGTAGAACACATTCATATCCACCCCGGTAAGGTCTGTTCTCCCTGAATTAAGGATCGTGTTTAAAGCGGAATCTACGAGCGCCTGTGTGTCTGTCGGGTAGTTAAAACTTGCTTCGCCCTCCCCAAAAACAACACTTTTGGACGTTTGTAAACTTTTGGTAGCTTCGTTATTCATAACGAGTTCACCCAGCGCAGCTCTCTGCTGTTGCAATTCAGCATCCCTTTTCGTTGCATCGAGATCGGGTTGAGGCTCCGGTGCTTTAAATTTGTTCTGTTCTTCAATGAACGCCTTACGTTTATTCTCACCATCTAAACGGAGTTGTTCCTGTCCGTAAATAGCCTCGTCGCTATCTTCGGGGTAGTCCTCGCGGTTTAGATAATATTTTTCATTTAGTTCTTTGTTGATCTTAAAGTTCAGTGCCCTCTCATTCATTTCCGGGTTCTGCCTTTTAATGTCGAGTTTAAGCAGTTGCTCCGGTGTCATCTTCGTGTAATCCACCGTCTTTACTTCGAGATACGGAGTGTAATCGCCGGTCTGCTCCTTATATTTGAGCATCCCTATGGTAAAGTCGTCGTACCCCAGTTCTTTTAGAGCCTCGTACTTATCGGCTGTCTTTAGGGCTGCTTTCCAGTCCACCGCTGTAACTTCTGCCGGTTTTTCTTCTGGCTTCGCTTCTGGTGTTTGTTCAGGCTTCGGATCCTGCTTCGCTTCCGGTTTAGGTTCCTGTTCTTGAAGTGCCGGCTCCTCCGGTTTCTGTTCTGGTTGTTCTGGCTTTGGTTGCTCTGGAACTTCTACCGGAGAATTGGCATCTTCCATATATCCGTAATTTCTTACTGGGGCTTCTACTGTTTCTTCTGCCATAAATTATTTTGTTGGTGATTCGTCATCTGGACGTACATCCTCGTCTGTGTCTTTGTCCATAAAACAAAATTCTAATTAATTTAGTATTACTTGCTAATATTTATAGTTATACAGGCTTCTATAACTAAATTTATTGCGGTAATTGGGCTGGTTGCTGTACTTCTGGTTGCTGTGTGGCTTCGTTTTGTTGTGGTACTTGTGGTATCGGCACTCCCGAAGTCAATATATCCGTAATAGCTTGTTTATCTACTGCCGCATCTGCCTGACTTACTTTTAACTTCGCTATCATATAGTTCCATGCTTGCATATTATCGTCAATCTCCATTTGGCGTTTAGCTTGCTTATCGGCCATTTGATCTTTAAGTTGTTCGGCTGCTATGTTACTCTGGATTTGGGATTGTGCAGTAGCTTGGGTATTCTGTAAAGCCTGTTGCTGTTGTTGTTGTTTGCCTTTTTCTACCTTGTAACTTAATAGGATAGCCGCGTCTTTTAAGTTGTTCGAGTAAATAATCTGAACAACGTCTGCGTGGCTTATATAACCGTTCTTGATGTCATCGGTCATTAACTGGTAGATGATTTGTTTTTGTTCATCTGAAGGGCGGTCTTCGATCATAATATCGTAGTCGAAATCATTAATAGAATCCGGTACGGTGATCCATCTGCCCGCAGCCTTATTATAGCCGTCATAATTTCCACGTTTTTTGGCTACCTGAAGTCTCTGTACGGTGGCTTTGGCTACACTTTCTATCAGGTTTCTTCGGGCGTTGATATAAGGATAAAGAGCGTTATTAGTGCTCTCATTGGCAAGGTTAGCAATAGTAGTAAGTGTCTTCGGATTAGGAGTGCTGCCGTCTGTCAACTCGTTTAGTCCGCTTATATCACGAAGGGCTTGTTTGGATGCCTGAATATCGTTAGCAAGGGCTACAAGATCATCAGCCATACTATTGGAGATTTCCTGTATAGCTCTGTAATTAGCCTGGCTGTCGAATCCTGTTCCGCTTCTCCTGCTTACTAAGACCCCTGTTTCAAAAAACATATCCACTACTTCTTTGGGAGTGAGAACTTTTCCTCCTTTACCCATTGCTACGTTTTCGAGTGCGTTCAGGTCTATATCAAATCCTTTGGGAACCATTCTATTTTTGAACATTCTTCCCTTAAAAGTGGAAGTGTTGATGTCGTCTATGATCGATTTCATGGCTCCTACCAGTCCTGAACACCTCATATTAGCGAAGTTGGAGGCTATCACACTTACAGGGAGTTTCGTTTTACCCATTGTAGCCACGTTTACACTGCGGGGCATATTAGGCATCTTACCAAAATTATAAATTAGGTCAGTTCCCACTACCCATTTACACTCGTAAATATTCTGGATGGTCTTTCCTACAAATTGGGTATCTCCCTTTATCTTATCGGGAGTAGAGGGTTTGGCCTTACTTACCCTTAGATTGCCGTTTTTATCCTTGTTGGTTTCAGTTACTCTCTTATCCCACGAGATGAAACGAAGATGCATCACGTCGGCCTTAAAGATGTCGTACCCGTTATTTTCGTAGGTGTTCACTCCTAAATTAGTGGGATTACCGTTGGTTCCCTGTACCTGGTGAAGTAATTTAGTGATCTCATCCGGTTCAAAGTATTTACTTAGATCGCTTAACGTCGTACTCCTTACTCTGAAGTACCACGTAATATCACTAAAATCCGGTTGATTGGTCTTTGAACAAGCGAACTGATTAAGGGGTACTCTTTCAAGAACCACTTTATTGTTTTCATCGAGATTATTCTCTACAATGGCTGCTCCGTGATTAATCAAGTCATCAGCTACCTGATCGAGAATTTTATCCATTTCATTCTCATAGAAGACAAGTTGAATCGCTTCCTCGGTGTCCTTAGCCCTGACGAACTTGGGATTGAAGTCTATTTCCATCTGAAGTTCTTCGAGGTCGTCCGCTTCGCCGGGCATCTTTTTAAGTAAGGGGTGATCGGAGAGTTCCGGTGCTGACTGCTGCGCAGCCTGTCGCATCATTATCTTTACTTTTTGTTTGCGGTACTCTGCGTCTTGTGCATCTTTGGCTGTCGGGTTGATCGGAGTGCACAAAATGTTATAGAGGGCTTTTTTTAATTTAGATTTGGCGATATTTAAGAGAACCACTCCGTCCTGTCTTCCTTCCCAGCTAATCTTAGTAAAGGATTCATCATTCTCATCTTCGGGGAGTAATTCTTTTTTGTGCTTGTCGATACTTTGGCGACCCATCGAGTAGGCTAACTCTTCTTCGTATTCTGCGGTCTTAGCCATAAAAATACTCCCTACTGGCATACCTATTTGCCAGCTTTGCCACGCTGCTTTTGCGAACTGCAAATGGAAAGGTTTCAGTAGTTTCAGTCTTGGGTCTTGGTTATGATCGGGGAAAGCTAAAGGTGTCATGCTATTTTGGTTTTTTTGAATCCGTAATCAGATAGTTTTCGTATTTGAGGTTCTTTTTTCATCTGCCATATCTTGTTGTCAGCTATTAAGGCGTAACCTGCTGCCATTGCAGTATCAAAGGCGGTGGTATTATTAATGTCAAAATGCAACCAATCTGTTAGTATTGGTTTGAAAAAGACTTTTTTACTGTTTTGCAAGATGTGTTCTTCGGTAACTTCTGCAAGCAGTTCGTGTGTCTTTGGGTTGGCTGGTATTCCATAATCAGGATACGCTTTTAGTTTCATTAAAAATCCTTCATACCCCCGACCAACAAAGTAGTCTCTCCAACTATTTTTATTACTCTCAAATAAAATCTGGCAACCGTAAAATACAGCGGTTTTAAGCATATCTTCATATTGGATCGTTGTAGATTCTGCACGGTACTTATAAAGACAAACAAACGAATCATTGTAGGGGTTGTCTGTATTAACATCAAACTTTAATTTAACCACTAAAGCCCCATCAGAGCGTCTTGAATCTTTTACTATATTATGGCTAAATGTGTCACCACCTGCGACAATCTTCGCAGTATTAAGCGGCTTAAGCATATTACCAACCTTCGCTACATTATTTGTTTCGTCCGGCATCCAACAGATTTCCCACCGTCCCTGGCTGTGCTTTTTCCAAATTACTTTACTATCCCTAACCCCATTTTCCCAAACAAGATCCCCCCTTTCTGTGGTATTTTCCATCCAGTTTAAAGCGTCTAACTGGTCGTTTAGAAGTTCTGAATTATACAAACATTTATCTCCGTCAATACGGAACATCTCATGCTCTGTAAATGGGTTTTTTCGGATTATTGAGGATAAGGCTCTTGGATCATTCTTTAGTCCTTCCCGTTGGTTTAAATAATAAACTTTCGCCTCCTCAATTCTTGGTTTGCCAAACTTATCAAATAGGGTCGTCTCGAATGCGGGCATAAACAATCGGTATAAACCAGACTGTGTTCTGCCATTCTTATCTTTGATATTTGGGTCGGAAGCGTCCCACAATCTTTTAAAGGCTGCTCCTCCATTCTCCATTTCTTCCACTGTCGTACTAAGCCATCCTTTACCCACCCATTCGCCGTCTTGGTCTAAGCAAAACCTGTTCACCTGCCACCTTTCATAAACGTCCACTTCCTGGGTTTTCCCCACTTCGTCCTCGCCATGCCTCATTTCTTTTCTTCCATCCATAGCAAATAGTTCTGAACTTTTCCAGTCAATAAAGCTGTCAAGTTCGGGTTTGTCAAGGTCGTCCAATGCTCCCTTACCTTTCTTTGTTGTTTTAGTGAATCTTAATGTGGTTGTTGGAGTTACACCGCTTGCTGTATCAAACACAGGTCTGAAAAATGAAGGAAGTTTTTTAAAAGGGTTAACAACGGCCTTTTGAAACACGGCTTTAGCGTCCGGCCCTGTTTTACTCTGAATACCTGCATTAGCGTTTTTGGTTCTTGAAATGTATTCAAGAAGCATTGTGCCTAACTTATATGTCTTTCCGGCACGTCTCCTGTCAACACTTAATAGTCCGCCACAACAAGGGTCTTCTTCACAGTATCTCCAAACATAAAATGATTTTCTGTCGTTATCCCTGTAGTGTGGAAATCCTATATCTATCTGAATCCAGTTAAGGTAAAACCAGTGTAGCCCTGTCAGGTAAGTTTCAACACCGTCTATCATAATCCAGTATCCACATAACCTGTATTTCCAGTGCTCTTCTCTTATTTTTTCTAAATATTCATCAACATATTCTTCGTCTATTTTTTGGTTTTGAAGCTCTTTTTTTTCTCTTTTTTCATAATCTTTCGGGAGTCCGGTTCTAAACCAGATTTGCTCATTCCTTTTAGTAGAGCATTGATGAACGCCGATATGCTCTAATTCACCGGTTATACAGTTCTTCCCCCAGCCTACTGGCGGAAGCTGACAATCATATCCATAAATAGATTCTACGCTGCCTTTAGGTATCGGATGAAACATTTTTTAGTATTTATCATAAGCCTGCAATGGATTCAGGTGTTTTTCGTATTCTTTTAGTG